GAACTAATAGGTTTTTCAGACGATGAAGATTTTGAAATTGTATCTGAAATAATTGATAACGGCGGAGATATTATAAACATAAATCCATATGTAAATTTAGAGGTAAGAAAAAGATTTACTTTAAATGCAGACGGCACAAATGATACGGTTATTCAAATAGCACCAAAAAATGAATCTAAAGACTTTGTAAGACTTTTAAACAAGGATGAAGAGACATTAGAAGAATTTTCTTTGCGTAAGAAAAAAGAATTAAAAATGAATACCGAAGAAATGATTAAGTCATTTACAGATATTAGAAACGAATACTTAGAAAAGATGGATATAAATGATTAACAAAGAAAAAATAATGCATAGAATAAAAAAAGGAAATGAATTAGCAGAATATGTAGCTAAGTATCTGAATCATAGATATGGATATAATTTTAAAAAAGTGGGATTACAAGAAGATAAAGAATCAATGATTGATTATAGGTGTGATAAATATAATAAAACTGCTCAATTTAAATGTCGTGATAACCAATCTGACATAATTTATGAATGTTGGAAATTTATACCAAGAGAAAACAATCAATTTGAAAATGTTCCTGGTAGAGATGTAAGGACAAAAGCGGATTTTTATATTTGTTTAAATTCATCTAAGACAAAGATAATTGTTGCAGAAACGAGCAAGATTAAAGAAATAGCAAAAAATTCTATTAATGAAAAAACAATAGAAAGCGTTGCTAATATATACAAAGAGGCTAAATTAAAACCGACAAAAAGTAAATTTTTAAAATCAAATTCAAATTTGTCTGAGGTTTGTTTTAAGATAGATGAAGGAAAAGATACAAATGAATATGGAAAAATATTAATTTTTATACCATTTGATTCAATAAAAGAAGCAAAAGTAATCGACTTAAAACCAAAAGAAAACATATTAGATGAACGGAGTTGGAACTAATGCCATACTTTTCAATAGTAACACCTACGAATAATGGACAATATTTGCCAAGACTGTCTAGGTCTTTAGCAAATCAAGCTTTTAAAGATTTTGAATGGGTAGTTTTACCAAATGGCAATGCTACTATTGATTTGGATTCTTTAAGTTTAAAACCAAGAATTATAAATTCATCCAAACCAGATTCAAAACTAATAGGTTTATTTAAAAAAGAAGCGTCAATGGCTGGGAAAGGTCATGTTATTGTCGAAGTTGATCACGATGATGAATTAACTCCAGATTGTTTAGAAGAGTTGCATAAGTGTTTTAATGAATCTGAATCTATAGATTTTGTTTACTCAAATTGTGCAGAGATAGACTTTAATGGAAAACCATTTGTTTATTCTGATGTATATGGATGGAGAAATAGACCATTTGAATATAATGGAAAAAAACTTTTAGAATTGATTTCTTTTGAACCTTCAGCAGCTTGCTTTTCAAAAATATGGTTTGCACCAAATCATGTTAGAGCTTGGAAGAAATCTTTTTATGAGAAAATCGGTGGACATAATGAAAAAATGGATGTCTTAGATGATCATGACATTCTTTGCAGAACATATATACATGGAAATGTAAAACACTTGGATAAATGTCTTTATATATATTATAGGCATAAAGGAAATACATGTTATGGAGAGAAAAACGCTTTTATTCAAGAGGAAACACTAAATATACACGATAGATATATATATCAATTAGCAGAAAAATGGTCAGACTTAAACGGTCTTTTAAAAATAGATCTATGTGGCGGTTTTAATAGTCCTGCTGGATATAAATCTGTTGATCTAGAAAACGGAAATATCGTACACGATTTAAATAATCCTTGGCCTTTTGAAGACAATTCTGTTGGTGTTATAAGGGCGCACGATGCATTAGAGCATTTAAAAAACCCAATCCATGTTATGAAAGAAGCTTATCGTTGCTTATCTCCTTTGGGATGGTTTTTAACACAAACTCCATCAACTGACGGAAGAGGAGCTTTTCAAGATCCAACTCATATAAGTTTTTGGAATAGTAATAGTTTTTGGTATTATACTAAAGCAGAAACCGCAAAATATATTGGAACACCAGTAAGATTTCAATTAAATAGAATTAAAAATTTCTTCCCAACAGAATGGCATAAAACTCACAACATCTTATATGTTAAAGCGGACTTATTAAAAATATCAAACGATATAAGAATACCAGGAGAAATATCTATTTAGCAATTTTTAAAAATGCTTCTTGTTGTTCTTTCGGGCCAGCAAATTTAATTGAATTTGATCCATACTTCCTTATTAAAACAAGCATGTGTTTGGCTATATAATTTATTACAGATTTTCCTAATTCTGAATCAGATGCATTTTCCCACACTTCTTGACCTAGCATGTGGGCAAAACCAAGATCATTTTGTTTTGGTGCTGGATAAAACATTAAACCAAGATTATTGGGTCTAATGGTTTCATCGCCTGGCAAAATACCTAAAACCCAAGAACAAGACCACTTTCTACATATTTCCGGTCTTGTATCATAAATCATACAGCCTTTGTTTTGGTGATGACAATTTGTATATTCTGGCTTGTTTAGTTCTTGAACAATTAAAATTGTGCAACAAACATCACAATCACTACAATGTCTATCAGCCAATGGTAAATTGATCATATATTATCCATGCCAAATTTTTTCTTCTGGACCCAAAAGTCTAGCCAAGGTAAACAAAAAATCACTCAATCTATTTATATATACAACTATTTTCTTTAGGTTTTGATGAACTTCCATTAATTTGACTAAATCAATTTCAACCCTTCTACATACTGCTCTTGCTAGATGAATTTCACAATGATTAAAAGGTATTATAAAGTTTTTCAATGGCTTTAAAAGCTTAGTCATGTCGTCAATTTTGCCTTCTATTTCTTTAATATGCTTGTCATCTATTCTTGCTTCGCCCGTAGCTATTTCAGCGCCTATATCAAATAAATGTTTTTGTATGTCTACAATAAAATCATAAGCGTTTTGAATTTTTAATTCTAAAACATATTTTTGATTTACTAAACCTATTGAAGCGTTAAGTTCATCAACACTTCCTAACAATTGAATGTGTGGGTCAGTTTTTGGAACACGCCCAACTTTAGGCAAAAAGGTTGTTCCATCATCTCCTGTTTTAGTATAAATTTTCATTCTTGCTCCATTCCATTATTTTTAATTTTGATTCCATACCTATTTTTGTAAATGGAAAACCATGAAAACCAAATGGTTTATCAAAAAACTCAGGTCTTTTATGTTCGATAGAAAATTTAAAAGCTGTTTTAATGTCTGGGAATTTAAAACCATTATCTACTAATTCATTATATGATTGATTGCATATTTCTAAATCTTCATTGAATATAATTTGTTTATCTTTATATTTATTAGATATAAACTCTAAAAGTTTTTTTGATCTTAAACTAAATCCGCCATTACCAACTTTATTTATGTATTCATCATTTTTCCAAGGTGCGCCTATATAATCATATTCTAAGAATGAATCATCCCATGAGTTTGGATTTATTATAAATCCATCGTGTTGAATCACTAAAACATACTTAGTATTAATAAATTTATTCAAATCTACTAAAATAAATTTACTATATTCTTCTTTGCTTTTTATTTTATTGACTTGTATATGTTTTATTTTGTTTGTTTTTACTTTTTGTTCATCAGATATAAAAATAGATTCTTTAAAATTAAAGAATTGCATACTATACAACATAGCTGCAATCGCTTTTTTATGATTAACGCAATCTACAGAACAAATAGTTATGTCTTCAAAAAAATTCATAAAGACATATTAATCTTTTTCTATTAGAGTCAATAGATATTTTTTCAAAAGTTGGTTTTATTTCAAACCATTTCAATAATGTATTTTCATCTATATTATGATGACAGTTATTTGGTTTATTCCACTTATATGGAACTGATATTATAGCTTTGTTAACTATTTTTTTTATTTGATTAAATACTTCTGTTTGTTTGTTTTTAAAATGTTCAAAAGTTTGTAAACATATTAATAAATCAAATCTTTCTTTAAAATCCCAAGGGGTTTTTGTGCAATCAAAAACATGATTGATTTCACTATTATATTTTGAATCTATTCTTGTTGAATTTAAACATAGCGGAAAAGATGAGCAACCTAATTCAAGAACAGACTGAGGACTTAAACTCTTTGCTAGTTCTATAGCATCATTATAATAATTCCATCTATTTATAAAATATTTATCTTCTAAACACTTTTTATTATAGTCTGCTTTTGTTATAAATTTAATCATTTTTTAGGAGATTTAGTTTTAATGCCTAATTTTTTATATACATTTCTAGCTTTTGGATTATCATCTATAGCTAATATAATTTTATCTTTTATTGATTGTGCATGTTTTCTTTTAGACTCTAGCTGATCTTTTGGACTTCCACCAATGTTATTCATCATTAAGCGATTGTATTTCAATCCTGCTTTTTTTAATGATTTAACAGTTTCTGATCTATTAGATTCTGGTCTTCCAGTAATCATATATATTTTATGATCTTTTGACAATTCATTTATATAATCAACCATTTTTTTTATTGGATATATACCATTTCTTAAAACGGTATTATCTATATCTACAATAACAACAGAAGATACAGAAAAAAACTGTTTAATTTGGTTTGCAATCGACATTTGTTCTTCCCATAGTTATATTTTTTGTTGCAACAACATCCTTATTAGTAAATTCCCATATTAAGCCATTATTTAATATAACTGTAAATATTTTTTCTATCTCAGTACCATATTCAGTTACGAGCCAAATTCTTCCTCTTCCTTTAGGTGTTTCAACTTCTAATTCTTGTCTTGGCTCATATATTACAATTGACATTTTTTATCTCTATTAAAGAATCTCTCCTGCATAAACTTTGATAAAGTTCTTTATCGCTTGACCATTCTTTACCTGTCCACCATTCAAAGCCATTAAACTGATTTTTATAAAGAGAACATTCTTCATAACCGCCCATCATATAATAATAAATACACCCAGATCTTTTTGCTAAAGTGCATTCTATTAGTGTACTTATACTTCCTAAAGATAAAGACGGTTTTTCATAATCCCAAGCAAACTGAACACCTATGAATGATTTTTTAAATAGTTTATAACAAACAAATCCTATTAGATTTGATTCATAAAAATATTGTATAGTATTTTCTAACATTAATTCATTGTCAAAAACATGTTCACTTATAAAACCTTTTTTAGATTGATATGAATTTGAAATTCTTAAAATATCTTCATTTGAAGGTTTTCCAATTTGATATTCTATTTTTTTTGCAAGTTTTTTTGTTTTTTTATGGAATTCGATTTTTGAAAGGTTGTATCTGACACTTCGAGATTGAAACCAATAATTATCCCAAGGCAACCATCCTTGCTCAAGCAAATCATCAAAGTTATCATTTATATCTGGGTAAGCAAAAATAGGTGTATAAATCAAATCTTGATTTGAAACTTTTCCAAAACCATTTATATGATCAAATATAATTTTCATAATAAATACTACACCCTAATAAGCGAATAAAATGTTAAAGGAGTAAGTTATGAACATATTTGTGTTAGACAAAAACCCAAGACAAGCTGCTGAATGGCATGTAAACAAACATGTTGTTAAAATGCCTTTAGAAACGGCTCAAATGCTTTGTACAGTTCTTAATCAAAATGGAGTTAAAACACCTTATAAATCAACTCATGTCAAACACCCATGCACTATTTGGGCAGGAGAAAGCATGGGTAATTTTGTTTGGTTATGTGAATTAGGTTTAGAACTTTGTAGAGAATATACTTATCGGTATGAAAAAGTACATAAATGCGAAGCAATAATTAAAGAATGTTTAACATATGCTTGTAAAGTTCAAAATACTGAAATGACAGAATTTGTTCAAGCTATGCCAAATGAATTAAAGCAAACAAACCCAATAGATGGATATAAGAACTATTATATAAAAGCAAAATCTCATATTGCTGAATGGAAAAATAGAAATCAACCAAATTGGTATTATTTTGCATAAAACCCCCATTATCTCCTAGATATTCTAAGAGATTTAATTAAAACAGAGCCTTTTACCATAAGCCTCTACAGGGTGAATAGTAAATAGATTTGTAAAATCATCTAGGTTTGAGCGGACAGGGGGTAAGTCCATTCTCAATTTTTGATTTACTATTACTTCTCTGCTCCATGTTGGTTTGGCTACCAACCAGAACCCTTGGGGTATTTACCCTTCGGTGATAAGCTTATTCCGGTGTAGGAATGGTCGAAAGAACCGGACATTTGAGTTTTTATTTAACGCCATTACCTTTTGCTTATCGTCTGATAAAAGTATGTTAGAATGATACGCATTAAAAAGCGTGGTGCAACATGAAAAAAATAGCAGAAACAAAAATCGCCTTAAAAAGAAATATAGTTGATTTAGTCAGAATAGAAGAAGATTCAAATCTAATAGAAGATCCTGATTTTGGGGTTTTAAAAACAAATAACGGCTGGAAAGAACAAGAATTTATTGATTATGTTAGAAAAAAGAATACATCTATATATATTTGTCAAGTTAGCAATACTATAATTGGATTTATTGCTTTTTCAAAAGAAGATGATTTTTTAATAATAAATAAATTAGTTATAGATCCAGTTTTAAGAAAAAACGGATTTGGTTCTACATTACTTAATTTTGTTGAAAATTTAAACTTTTCAAAAATAATTGCTTATGTTAAAGAAAATGATATGGAAAGTATAACTTTCTTTAAAAATAGAGGTTTTAAAGGAAAATTAAAGTTTGATTACTTTGGAAAAGATAAAGACGCAATAGTTTTTGAAAGAGAAACAAATGAAGAAAAAAAGTCAAAATCTGGCAAAAGGAAAAATGGTTAATTGTCTTGGTTGGTGTAACAAAATGTTTTTTTCTATAGATCCAATAAACATAAGATTTTGCAATAAGTGTAAAGACAAAAGAAGAGATATGGTTTTATCAAAATTTGAAACAAAAGAATTAAAAATAAACAATGATTAATTTTTTAAAATCAATATTCTTTGGAACTCCAAGATCAGGAAAATGGTCATCGTTAAGAGATAAACTTATAAAAGAAAGCGGTGAGTGCTTGTCGTGCGGAGTAAAAAAGGAACTTACTTGTCATCACATAATACCATTTAGCATAGATAAAACTTTAGAGCTTGAAGAATCTAATTTGGTAGTTTTATGCGAAACATGTCATTTTGTTTTTGGGCATTTGAAAAGCTGGAAATCATATAATAAAAATGTTATAAAAGACTGTAGAGATTATAGGTTAAAAGTGGAGTATCGACCATGAGCGAACCAGTACCTGGTATATTTCAAAAAGCTGTTAATTTTACAAAAGCAGTTGTTAAACATGCAGCTACTGGATTTCAGCGTGTTCCATTAAATGTATTTCATGACAGAATGAATATATGTAACTCTTGCGAAAATAAAACTCCAGAAGGAACATGCAAGCTATGTGGTTGTTTTTTAAATATCAAAAATACATGGGCTTCTGAAAAATGCCCTGCTGGAAAATGGGATATATTTAATGCTCCTATTCCACAAAATATAGCAGGACAGGTTAATCAAGTTAATCAAGCACAACCAAAACAAGGTGGTTGCGGATGCAATAAAAGCGCTGTTAATTTTAGTAACCCAATAGGTCCAACTTAAACAAGCAAATAATCCTCTAGTATAGTGTATTTAATACTAGGGGTATTATGTCTAGAAAAGCATATAATAATTCAACAGTCGGAGAAATATCTGGTAAATATTGGGCTTTAGCTAAAAAAAACGCAAAAAAAAGAAATATAGAATTTAATATAACTAAAGAAGAAGCTTGGGATATTTTCCTAAAACAAAATAGAAGATGTATTTACACAGGAATAAAAATAACTCATTTAAAATATTTATGCAGAAAAAACGGTAAAGAAATTTATCATTTAGGAACTGCTTCTATGGATAGAATAGATAATGATTTAGGATACACTAAGGAAAATATTCAATGGGTTCACAAGGATGTAAATGCGATGAAATCTAATTTTAAGGAAAAATATTTCTTAAAAATTTGTAAACTTATAGTTAGGAGATTGTTATGCCATTAAAAAAATGCAGCGACAATGGTAAAAACGGTTGGAAATGGGGCGATCAAGGCAAATGCTATACTGGCAAAGAGGGAAAGAATCAAGCTATTAAACAAGGCGTGGCTATTGAAGGGCCAGAAAAGTTTGCAAAAATTATGCGTGAAAAAGCTGCTGAATGGGCTGGAAAAAGTCTTTACGATAGTTTAAGTGATGATGAAAAGGAATTAGCTAATGCATTGCTTTCTCTTGCTGAAAAAATTGGTCCTTTAGATAAAGGCGAAGGTATTTGGGTTGGTTATGAGGGCGCTTCTACTAACTCAACAAAAGATATTGGCGTAAAATGCGGTAATTGTGCGTTACATAAATCTGAAAATGCATGTGCTATTTTAGATCAAGAAATAGAAATGGACGGAGCATGTAGATTTGCTGTAATACCACCAGGACTTGTTAAAACTAAACAGATAAATAAAGACATAGAGGAATATTTGAATGAGGATTCTAACGGAAAATCCACTTCTTAAGACAAAATGCAATTTTATAAACATAAAAGAAGGTAGAAAAATAGCAAGAAGACTTGTTGTTTTTATACAAGATTTTAATAAAAAAAATAAGAATAAAGCAGCTGGAATAGCTGCTAATCAGCTTGGAATTAATGCTTCTGTAGTAGTTGTTTTAATAAAAAATAAACCGCTAATTTTGATAAATCCAGTAATTACAGATTTTTCAAAATCAAAGTTTGCTCATGAAGAAGAGTGTTTAAGTTTTCCAGATCAAAGACTCACCGTTTTTAGACATGATTGGATAAAAGTAAAATCTGATTATTCAAAAGAAGAAATGTTTTTTGGTCAACTTGAAAACATGGATATAAACAAAACAAATCTTTTTGAATCGGCTTTAATACAACATGAAATAGCTCATCTTTTTGGTAAAACAATTCATGATTTTCAATGGGAAAATTCACCAAGTCCTAGAGAATGGTAATGTTTAATTTTAAAGTAAAAACAGCAGAAGAAAATAATGACATTACTTTGTTTATAAATAAACATTCTTATAAATTAAACATAAGTGATTTATATGAGTTTATAACAGATTTAAACAAAGCAAAGTTTGATTTTTTAAGAAAAAAACAAAACACCGAAATAGACAAACCATCTTAAAATTTCTATAATGACTTCATAACGGAGGCAATGTTATGAAGACACATTATGCAAAAAGAAATGGTAGAACTGGTCAAAAGTTTGATACATCAATCGAAAGCATTTTATATCAAATACTTCCAGACGATTGCCTATTAACTAAAAATGAAATACAAGAAAAGTTAAATTTATACTTTAAGCAAAAACCATCTGAATCAATTGGTCGTTTTGGATCAAAAGAGTTAGACTCTTGTATATTCAATTTGTGTCAAAAAGGTTATCTAAAAGAAATTTTTGGCATAAAGTTAGAGAAGTTCATTAAAACATTGTCATAAAAAAAAGTGTATTTAATAGCAGTCTCAATATAGGAGTCTGCTATGTCCGTATACTATGAAATATGGGGCATTCTCCCAGACAAAAAGAAAAGGTCTTTAATAATGACCTATGAAGAAGATAAATGGCAAAGAGCAGAAAAAAAAGCTGCTAGACTTATTGAAATGGAAATGTCTGGGGTTGTTTTGCTAGAAAAGAAGACGAATGAAAAAGATTAATATAGTATGTCCAGTTAACCAACTTGGATATGGAATAGTATCTACGAACATAGTTAAAGAAATTGCTAAAAAGCTCGATGTTTTTTTATGGCCAATAGGACAAATAGACAAATCTATAAATGATTATCAATTTTTTGAAGATTTAAATAAAAAGTCTGATTTTTATGATAAAGATGCTTCAAGTTTAAAAATTTGGCATCAAAATGATTTATCTATGCATCCATCTAAAGGAATTAGAACTGCATTACCAATATTTGAATTAGAGCCACTACAAAAACATGAAGTTCATCAAATGAATTGTATGGATATAATTTTTTTGCCAACTCAATGGGCTGTTGATATAGCTATAAACTCTGGTGTTAAAACAAAAATATTTAAAACTCCGTTTGGTGTTGATCATTCTATTTTTGATAAACCAAAGCAAGCATTAAACAAAAACAAATTTACATTTTTAAATGTTGGTAAATGGGAAATAAGAAAAGGTCATGACATTTTAATAAAAGCTTTTCAAAAGGCATTCCCATCTGACAATGATGTTGAACTTATAATGCATTGTGACAATCCGTTTTTAAACGAAGAAGAAAGAAATAATTGGGAAAGCTATTATTCTTCTGACAAAAGAATAAAGATTAGCCATAGATTTAAAACACAACAAGAATTATTTGAATTGATGTCATATGCAGATTGTGGTGTTTTTCCTGCTAGGGCTGAAGGATGGAATATGGAATTAGCAGAAATGCTTTCTATGGGAAAAAATTGTATAGCTACAAATGCTACTGCTCATAAAGAATTTATAAACAATGAAATATGTGAATTGGTAAATGTAGATAAATTAGTAAAAGCATATGATAATAAATGGTTTTTTGGTCAAGGATATTGGCCAAATCTTGATGACAATTTTATAAATCAATTTGCAAGTAAAATGATCAAGGTGAAAAACCTTAAAAATAATTTTAATAAAAAGGCATACGATGAAATGAAAAAATTAACATGGGAAAAAACAGCTTCGTTAATAACGGATTATATTTATGGAAATTAAAGAATTGTCATTAAATGATATATACAATGGCTATTCTGATTGCCTTAAAGAAATAGGTGTATTTTTTATAGCTAAAATAGAACTAGAAAGATTTGTTCAATATTTGTTGAAAAAGAACAGCAAAATATTTTGTTTTTATATTAATAACATAGTAGCTGGAACTATAACTATAGATTTATTTTCTAAAAAAAATAAAAATAGTTGCTATATTACAAATCTTTGTGTTCAAAAAAAATACAGAGGACAAAATATATCTTATGAACTATTAGAACATTGTTATAATTTTGCAAAAGATAACATGTGCCATGAATTGTGTTTACATTGTGAATCAAATATGATTTCTTTTTATGAAAAGAACGGATTTTTTTGTGAAGGAAATTGTATGAGGAGAAAAATAAATGTCTGATTTATCTTCTATAACTTTTTTCTTAGACAAAGAAGATGTTTACTGTAAAGTTAACCTAGAAACACTAGAAAATAATAAGGACGAGCTTGATTTAATAAAAAGAACTGGCGACTTTTTTGCTTTATTAAGTGTTGGGGCTTTAAAGCCAGTTATAGTTCATGCTTTAGCAGAGTATGGAATATTAACAAACAATAAAAGAATGACAGAAAATATATTAATTTCCTTTGAACAATCTTTGAAAAGAATATCAAACCAAAACGAAACAAGGGAAAGGCCAGTAGTATTACCAACTGAAGCTTTTTTAATAAAGGAAAAACAATGATTTCTGCTGAAATAGTAGCCGATTCAATAAGCCCGTCCAATCAAAGAATAACAAGTTTTGTTTGTATTTTTCCTAGATTTATATTGTCTGAATTTAATACGCACAGAATGTTATCTAGAAATGCTGCTAGTAGTCGTGCTATTCCAACAAAAAAGTTTTTAGAACAAATTATTAATGATCCTGTTTTTCCTGTTCATTGGGGAAAAAATCAATCTGGTATGCAAGCATTTTTAGAATTGGATGAAGAAAAAAAAGAAAACGCTAAAAAAATATGGTTAGAAGCAAGAGATAAAATGATAGATAGTGTTTCAAAATTACAAGAACTTGGCTTACATAAACAAATAACAAATAGATTATTAGAACCTTGGTTTAATGCTACTGTAATTGTTACTGCCACAGATTATGAAAACTTTTTTAAACTTAGAATAAATAAAAATGCTCAACCAGAAATATTTGAATTAGCTACTTTAATGAAAAAAGAAATAGATAAATCAATACCAAAAAAAGTTGACATTGGATGTTGGCACATACCTTTTGCAGATAAACACATCAATAATGTTCCAGAGGAAAAAAATCTTTTAAAAATTGGCGTGGCAAGGTGCGCTAGAGTTAGTTATTTAAATTTTGAAGGCGTAATAGATTATGAAAAAGATTATGCGTTACACGACCAATTAAAAAACGATGGTCATTGGAGTCCATTTGAACATTGTGCAACACCGTGTTCGGAATCAAATAGATCATATGGAAATTTTTCTGGCTGGAAACAATATAGAAAGTTTTTTAAAGAAGAAAATGGAAAATGCGAAAAATAAAATGGTTAAAATGGGAAGACCCATTAACTCCTAAAACAAATAACGATATTAAAAATTTTGAAGAGCAAGAGCAAAAAGATAGTTTTGATCAAGAAAATGATTTTATTAAACATGTTAGAGTTATATCGACTCCGCAAGGAGTAATACCTTTGGCAGAGCATGGTCTTTCCAGCAATCTTTATAAACTTTGGGTTGGCCATACAAATTTTGACATTACTGATAAAATTGTATCTGCTATTGAAAAAATTAAAGGCGTTGAAATATTAAAAGTTTGGACTAGATATAGATTTTGGATTGGCATAGGAAATATGTTTGATGTCGAGAAAGTTCAAATAGAAATAGAAAATAAACTTTGTCATAAGTCTTTTCCTGCTAAAAACTTAGTTGTTAAATCATTATTAAAAGCCGTTAAGAACAAAGATGTTTCTTGGGCTATATGTTCAAATAACAAAGGTGTCTTAGAAACAATAACTGGAAAAAATGATTTAGATGTTAAAAAAGAAGTGTTGAAAAACAATTTATATGTTATAAAATGTAGTTGGCATTTTAACTAACAGGAGTAATCATGTCTGATGTAAAAACTGCAATTAGTCCAGAACAAGTAGCTCGCTCTATTAGTCTTATTGTTTCCACTTTGAAGTGGATTACCACAATCATTCCTGGCGATAGCGATGACAAAATTGTTGCTGCTGTAGTCAAACTCACAGAAGAACCTTGGTTTATTTCTGCTCTAACTTTTCTTATTAATAAATTTGATGGCGATACAAATAAGATTACTGCCGATGACTTCATTCTTGCTGTAAAGAAGGCGCAAGGACAGAATTGATAAAAAAAATATTTTGGGAAGTAATTTTTGATATTGTAACTGTAGTTATATTTGGGGCAGCAATTACTGCCCTAATTTATATTTCTAAAAATTTTCAACCACATAAACACACGGACAAATGTTTGATAGAGGAAAACAAAAAATGAAGATTATTTTGTCTTTTGCTTTAGCACTTGTTTTTTCCTTCAATGTTTTTGCAGAAAAATTTGTAATTCCAGATCAAAAAATTGTTGGTGCTGAAACACCAATTGCTCTTGGAGAACTTGTTGATTTATCTGTAAGCCCGATCAAAAGCCCTCCTCAATATTTAGTAGAAACTACTTATACTTGGAAAGTTCTTGATGGATATACCGAAAAAAGAGTTAGAGATTATAATGGCGGTGTTTTCTTTGGTGCTGGAATTCAGCCGAAAAGACTAAAAGCTCTTGTTGCCGTAACATATCTTTATGCAGTTAAAGAACAGGATAAAATTACCGAGACTGCTGCAAGAACAGCATTCTTATCTACCGATGTTCTTATCGGCGATGAAGCTCCTCCTGCACCAGAACCAAATCCAAACCCCAATCCTAATCCAGAACCAGAACCAAATTTTCCAGAGGGAAAGTATAATCTTTCTCCATTTATTTATAATTTGACTAAAACGAAAATCAATTTATCTAAATCTGATAAGGCTAAACAGGCTAATGCTTTAGCCAAATCATTTGAAGGAATAGCTGCTGCTATTGCTGCTGGAACTATTGATGACCAAGAAGATATTTTGAAAAAGACAGCAGAAGCTAATCGCTCTTCAATTGCTGCTGTTGGTGGAGATAGGTCAAAATGGGAAATTGTTTTTAACGAAATCCAAGAAAAGCTTTATGGTCTTTACAAAGATAATAAGATGGTAACTAAACAAGATTTTGCTTCTGCATGGCGTGAAATTGCTGCTGGATTTAAAGCTTTTAAATAAGGTGAATTAACATGTCAGATATTTCAAAGTTATATACAGATGGAACAGTTAATGGTTGGGCAGGAAAAAATAATCCCGATCTTGTCAAATCAGAATTTGATCTACTAAAAGATGATGGCTCTTTTAAAGATCTAAAAATTTTTAGTGCCAGCAGAGATACTAAAGGTAAAAAGCTAATGCTTTATGATGTAGTTCGTAAAGTATTGGGCAAAGATACTGAAAATTATGGCCAAGAAATTGGTGATTGCGTTTCGTTTGGCGCTAAAAACGCAATTGAATACTTAATGGCTACAGAAAAACTAATGAAGGGCGATAGAGAAGAGTGGAATCCTATCTTTCCTCCATATTTATATGGTACGGGGCGAGTATTTATTGGGCGTGGACAACTTGATGGCAGCGATGGTTCACTCGGTAGTTGGATGGCAGATGCTGTTATTAAGTTTGGAGTATTACGATCTAACTTCACAAATGTTCCGAAATACTCAGGAAGAGTAGCCAGTAAGTGGGGCGATAAGCCAGGCCCACCTACTGAATTCGTTAATGAAGCAAAACTCCATCCTGTAAAGTCTGCTGCTCTAATTAAGAGTTGGGATGATCTTCGTGACGCAATTGTAAATGGTTATCCATGCACTACAGCTAGCGACATTGGATATAACATGGAACCATCTTCTGATGGCTTTCATCGTCAGACAGATAGTTGGGGTCATCAAATGTGTGTCATAGGAATTGATGATGGGTATAAAAATGGTTCAGATCCTTACGCTATTATTCTTAATAGCTGGGGAGATTGTCACGGCAATCTTAAAGATTTTGATACTGGTGATAGCTTGCCAGCTGGTGTTCTTCGTGTTCGCAGGAAAGATATGGAAAAACATATTCGACAGGAAGAAACATTTGCCTACTCGAACTTTGATGGATTCCCAGAACAATTAATTGACAAAAAACTATTTATGTTAATTTAAAATGATAGAACAAATATATAAAAATCATTGTAACTCTGCTAGCGATATAAATGAACATCTCCCAATACTTAAAAAGTATGGAGAAAAATGCTCGCATATAACAGAAATGGGAGTTAGGGGTATAGTATCTACATGGGCATTTGTTGTTGCAAAACCAAAAAAGTTAACATGCATAGATATAAAACATCCGAGTTCTTTTGGAGCAGAAGAAAAATTTAATAATTTAATCAATGAATGCAATTTAAATAATATAGATTTTAAATTTATACAAGGAAATACATTAGATATAAACATTGAAAACACAGATCTTCTTTTTATAGACACTCTTCATAATTACGAACAAATAAAAACAGAATTATCAAAACATAATATAAATGTTAATAAGTTTATGATTTTTCATGATACAGTAAGTTTTGGAAAAAGAAATGAAACTGGACATGGAAAAGGTATATTGGTAGCAATTAATGAATTTTTAGATGAAAATAAAAACTGGAAAGTTGTTGAAGATTTAAAAAACAATAATGGACTAATGGTACTAGAAAAAATTGGAGATAATAATGTTTGATCATACAGAAGGTTTGCAGTATGGCCGTCCAGATAAAAACGATCCAAGAAAAAAACCTGCAAAACCAGAAGAAAGAAAAAGGGGTTCTAAAAAGAACCCAAAAGATTCAGCCAGTAAACCAAATAAGAATATAGAAGTTTCTAAAGAAACTGAAGATAAAATTAGAAAATTAATGCAAGAACACAACGCAAAAAATCCAAAGTTTAAAGCTAATATGGCTCAGTTAAAAGCTGTATTTAGGCGTGGTGCTGGTGCATATTCCACAAGTCATGCCCCAGGAATGGATAGAACTAGATGGGGTCTAAATAGAATTAAAGCATTTCTTTATCTATTAAGAAACAATCGTCCATCAAACCCAAACTATAAACAGGACAATGATCTTTTGCCTAATGGTCATCCACGAAGTTCAAAAAAGTCAAAGTCGGGGTATTTATGGGAAGAGGTTGAACTTTCAGATGTTTTAGCAATTGTAAAAAAACAAGTTGAGGAACATTATATGTCTGAAGATAAAAAGTCAAAAGCCAAAAATGATATTGAAAATTATTTTTCTGAAGCTGCCGAAGGATATGATGCTCCTCAATCAGCAAGAAACAATGCTAAAAAAGTCTTAGAATGGAAGCGTAAGTACGGAAAGGAATGCAAAGGCATGACTCCTGTTGGCTGGGCTAGAGCTAGAGATTTGGCTGGTAATGCCAAGCTTTCTGCCGATACAGTAAAAAGAATGGCCCAGTTCAATCGTCATCGTGGTAATTACGAAAAAGCAAAATCTAAACCAGAATATAAAACCAAGCCTTGGACTATCCCTGCTGTAGTTGCTTGGTTGGGTTGGGGCGGAACAAGCGGAGTTGAATGGGCTATTAGAGTAAGTAATTCATTAAGCAAAAAAAAGTAAATGCATATTTATTATAGGATAAGCGATAATAGTTATAAAAAGCCAAAAATGTGTGGCAAAGATAAATGCTTGTCTAATTTTCTTTCTAAATTTAATGATTGTTCTAAAACTTTTTTAGCTGATAATGTTTCGTCAGAAGATACTTTATCTTTAATAAAAAATATACCACATCAAAAAACATCTTTGGGCAATGCCGGTTCTTTTATGGCTTGTTTAGAGGATGCTATTAATAGATTTGATGATGACAAAGTAATATACTTTTTAGAAGACGATTACTTACACAATGGAAATGTAATAGATGCTTTAAACGAAGGATTGCTTTTTGGAGATTATGTAACTTTATATGATCATCCAGATAAATATTCTAAATTGTATAATTTTGGAGAGGTTACTAAAGTTTTAAGAAAGAACTTTCATTGGAAATATACTATATCAACAACAATGACTTTTGCAACAAAAGTGGCTACTTTAAAGGATGACTATTCATGTTTTTTTAAGTGGACTAGAAACTTTCATCCAGAAGATCATCAAATATTTTTAGATATAAATAAAAAAGCTAAAAAATTAGTAAGTTGTATACCAGGAATGTCAATTCATACAGACTTAACCGTGTATAATAATATAGATAAGTCTTACATTGACAACTGGGTGCAACATGTATGAGTTAATATTATTTCTTGTTGTCGGTATAAATAAAGAGTGTTTCAACTTAATAGAAGATAAAAAAGTTTTTATTAAAAAAGAACAGCCGATAATTCAAAATAAAGAATGGATTTACGATAGAAATAAAAATCAATGGAAAATTTTCAGAGATAGATGTTTTACATGAAGGTAAAAAAATCATGCAGTTGCATGAAAAATTAGAAAACGAATTTAAAAAATCAGAAGTATTCAAAAAATACGAAGCGGTTGGAATTATAACTATACTAACTATAGTTAGCTTGGTTATAAACGCTATAAGGCTTTTAAAAGCTTGCCAATCACCAAAAGGAGTAGCTTTAATTATAAAAGCTGGCGGACCTTTAGTTAAATTGTATGTTAGAAGAAATATTTATAAAAAAATGTTATCAATAAATATCCCAGAAGAAGATGCAAAAATATTGTCACATAATATAATTGATTTAATTCAATCAATGCCATTAGAAGATTTAGAAAATTTAATAGAAACAGTTTTTAATCAAAGTTCTGGTGAAGAAGATGAGTGATTACTATATTTTTAATCGTTATGCGCCAATTAATAATGCAAGTGTTAAGTGTTCAAAATGTAAATTATCTTTTTTTATTTTAAAAGAAATTTTTGAAAAAAAAGAAGATGTTAGCTGTCCTCATTGTAAATCAAATTTAATTAACACATCTAAAAAATAATCTTTGAAAAATTCATATTTCTTGATTGCCATCATTCAAAAGATGGTGTAAAAATTCCAGTCCAAACATAAGATCATAAAAAATTAAAAGGAAAAAAACTGCCATGTCTATTACAGAGTTGCAGAAATATACAGCCATTTCTAAATATGCAAGATGGATCGAAAATGAAAAAAGAAGAGAAACTTGGGAAGAAAGCGTAGATCGTGTTAAAAACATGATGATAGAAGTATATCCAAGTCTTTCTGAAGACATTGAAAAGTATTATGGAATGATTAAAGATCAAAAAATACTTGGATCTCAAAGAGCATTACAGTTTGGTGGCAAGCCAATACTTAAACATAATGCAAGAATATACAATTGTTCAGCTAGCTATTGTGATCGACTTAGGTTTTTTCAAGAATGTTTTTATTTGCTTTTATGCGGTTCAGGAACTGGTTTTAGCGTACAAAAACACCATGTCGAACTTTTGCCCAGTTTTTCTGAAAACAGGCTTAAAAATCAAATTATAAGCCACAAAATACATGTTATAGATGACTCTATTGAAGGTTGGGCTGATGCTCTTGGAATACTGCTTTCTTCATATTTTGATAAACCGGTAAAAGAGTTTAAAGAATTTAAAGATTGTAATATTCATTTTGATTATTCTTCAATTAGAAAGAAGGGCGAACCTTTAGGTTTTGGCATTGGAACAGCCCCAGGTCATGAACCTCTTGAAAAAGCTTTAAAGAATATTAAAGCATTGCTTGATAAATGCGTTTCTGAAGGATTATCTAAACTTCGTACTATTGATGCTTTTGATATAGTCATGCATTCTGCCGATGCCGTTATTAGTGGCGGTGTTCGTAGATCGGCTACTATAGCTTTATTCTCTGCTGATGATGAATTAATGATTAATGCAAAAACAGGCGATTGGTATTTTACTAATCCACAAAGAGGCAGAGCTAATATATCTGCTCTTTTGCACAGAAAAGATTCTTCTAAAGAAGTATTTGAGAATTTATTTAAAGCTACTAAACAATTTGGTGAGCCAGGTTTTTTCTGGGCTGATCTTTATGATGCATTGTGCAATCCATGCTGCGAAATATCATGGGTAACAAGAGCTTATTATAAAAAAGATAGCGATGAATTAAAGCTTGCTTTGTTAAATTATGATGGTCCAATTACTACAAAGGAAAACTGTAAAGACGATATGCCAGAAGATGAAGTTGGTCTTTCTGGTTGGGGATTTTGTAACCTTTCTACAATTAATGGAAAAACGGTCACATGCCCAGAAGATTTTTATGAAAGGTGTGAAGCTGCTGCATTTATTGGAACGCTTCAAGCTTCATTTACTAATTTTTCTTATCTTGGAAAGATTACTGAACAGATAGTTAGAAAAGAAGCTTTGTTAGGTGTTTCGATCAATGGTATGCAGCATCATCCAGAAATACTTTTAAATCCAAAAATTCAACAGCATGGAGCTAAAATAGTAAGACAAACAAATGAAAAATATGCAAAAGCATTGAAAATAAATCCAGCTGCCAGAACAACATGTATTAAACCAGAAGGAAATTCTGCTTGTTTATTAGGTTCAACATCTGGAATTCACCCAGACCATAGCCAAAAATATTTTCGTATAGTCCAAGCAAATACTAATGAAGCTCCGTATAAGTTTTTTAAATCTAAAAATCCACAAGCATGTGAAGAATCTGTTTGGTCAATAAACAAAACAGATGATTGCATTAGATTTTGTGTAGAAAGTCAAGAAGGCACAAGACTAAAAGAGTCTTTAAGCGCCACAGAACTATTAGATAATGTTGTGTCAACTTATAATAATTGGGTAATACCAGGAAAAAATGAACAATTATGTGTTTGCAAAGAAATCAATCACAATGTTTCTAATACAATACATGTGAATGAAAATGAATGGTCTATTGTGTGCGATTACATCTATAATAATAGATATTATTTGGCTGGAATATCTTTAATTGCTTCTAGTGGCGACAAAGATTATGAACAAGCACCTTTTACCGCTGTTTATACAATTGAACAGCAAGAAGAAATTTATGGAAAAGAATCTTTAGTTATAGCAAAAGAACTTTTTGATAAATATAAATCATACGAATTTAGTTCTTTGTGGAGTGCCTGTTCTTGTGCTTTAGGTTATTTTGAACCTAATAGTGATATGCAAAAAATTTATAAAAATCATATTATTAACTTTTCCAAAATGTTTAATAATGACATTAAAAAAGCTACATATGCTTTAAAAGATATGTACAATATTGAATTATGGAATAAGTTGAAAGAAAGTTATATTAACATAGATTATAAAGATATGATCGAAGAAAGTTCTACTATTGATGTGCAAAACGAACTGGCTTGCGCTGGAGGTTCTTGCATTATCTAGAAAGATGTATTTATGGAAATCAAAGAATTAATTAATAACAATTTAAAAAAATGGAAAATAGAACAAGCTCAAATAGATCCATTTGGTTATTGCAACGCTAAGTGTTGGTTTTGTCCTGTTAGATATTCTCCAAATCCATCTGAAGGCAAAGTTCAGATGCCCATAGAATTATTTGAGAAGATAATAAACAATATTTTAGAAGAAAGATCAAAAGAAGATGGCATAGTTTCAAAAAAGTTTAATGGTTTATATACAGCCCATTATAATGAAGTTTTATTGTATAAACACTTTGAGCAAATGTTGGAAATATTAAATAAAAATAACCTTTATACAATGATATTATCTAATGGAATAAATTTAACTCCAGACAAAACAGATATAATAAAAAAACACCAAAGAATAATAAGCGGAATATGTTTAAATATACCAGCTTTTGAAGCTGAGTTATGGGAAAAAAGATCTGGAATTAAAAAAGAGAAATTTGGACAACTTATAAGCAATATAAATTACGCAAGAATGACATTAAGAGATATGGTATCAAACAAGGCTTTTTCTATACAAATAAACGGCATAGATGAAACAAGCAAATATCAAAACAATGGCTGGTTAGAGCTTGGTTTTGAAGCTCCTGATTTTTCCCCAAATGAAAACGAAAGACAGCTTCAGTTAGCGAAGTCTATTTTTCCAGAAGTTAATTGTTTTAAAGTTCCACACCTTATTGATAGGGCTGGTAAATTACACGAATTAGGTATTATATCAAATAAAAAAGCAATTAATAAACATTTAAAAAAGAAAAGTGTAGTCGGTTGTTCTCATGGCAAAGAAATAGGCGGAAGACCATTTGGTTATTTGCATGTAAATGCAGCTGGCAAATTATTTTTGTGTTGTCATGACTATGATTTTGATACAATATTTGGTGATATTAATGAATCTTCTTTGCGAGATATATGGTTTTCAGAAAACCATGTAAATGTTATAGAAAATTCATTTAATAAATTCTGTACAAATTGTGCTTCGTCAGAATGGTCGGAGTAAACATGGAAAAATCATTTTCTAGTGGAGACATTGTTGTTTTAAAATCTGGCGGTCTTCCAATGACGGTATTAAAAATAAATCAGAATTCAGAAGATCCAGAAGTTTTAGTAGCCTATTTTGATTTGGATGGAAATGTTATTAGGGATGGTTTTCCGCCAGAATCTTTAGAGCTTAGTGAAACTAGATGGGATATAAGTTTTTGCGTTGATATTGATGAAGATAAAAACGAATGGGAATAATATGCCTACATTTGAATATAAGTGTGATTCTTGTGAGTATTCTTTTGAAATAGAAAAAAGTATTCATAAAAACCACCCTAAAAAATGCCCAAAATGCAAACAAAATAAACTTTATCAAATCTTTGGAAGTCCTTTTGTATTTTGTAATAATGTAACTACAATAGGACAATGGGCAGAAAAAAACGCAAAAACAAAAGGCAAAGGAAAAGACCAAAAATCTATGCGAGAAAAAATCGCAGACGCAGGAATTTCAAAAAAAGAAAGTAATACTCCTTGGTGGAGATCTGGCGAAGTAAAAGATTTGCCAAAAATGGACAAGCCTTTAAATTTAAATAAAATAAAAAATGTTAAGAAATATGTGGAGGAAGGAAAATGAATGAAAATTTTTTTAAATCAGCAAAGCAAAACGATCCTACAAAACCACACAAAGCTATGATTGTTGTTTACTATTCATTGCATGAAAAAGATAATCAAAATAGAGCTAATGGAAATCCGATTGAGTATGAACATAAAGAGTTTTATATTGACGGTGATGATAAATCAATATGCGAAAGAAAAGTTTTTGAACTATTAGAAATGGTAGGTAGTATATGCTCGAAAGAAAAACAGTAAATATAAGCAAAGACCCTATTTTAACAGATAATGGTCATATATATCTTTCTTGTTCTTCTTGCAACAAAAAACTCGTTGATTTATTTATCGTAAAAAAAGATGAAAGTCTTAAATGGAAAGTGATGGCAAAATGTTGTTATTGTAACGATAAGTCTTTTATAACTGAAGTAAGCGGAATGTTTAGACCTTGTGGTATTATGAAAATATCAGAGACAGATCCAGATGATTCTAAACTTATCACTCAGTTAGCAAATATTAAAAATGAAAATGATACAATAGTATTTTATACTAAAAAAGGAGATTGTAATGAATGATGAATACATAGATCATAAAACCACAGTAAAAGGTCTTGATTTTAATAACAAAGAAATCAGTCCACAAGATTGGTCTTGCATAGCAAAAACATCTATTACTGAGCCAAGTAATTTACAAAGATATTTTGTTCGTGTTTGCACAGATGGTCCTGACAATGGACTTTTCTATAATCCTATGGTTCATCAACCATCAGACCTTAAGAGATTTGATGCTTTTAAAGGAAGAAAAAGGTTTGATTTTAAGTCGGTGAATAAGGAATGCTATGATTTGTACCTTCAATTTATAGAAACAAAAAATCCAAGTTTGTTAAAAAACGCAGAAAGGATAAGCATAAATGTCTAAGAAAAAATTGGTTTTAACAGATGAACATAAAATAATTATAGATAAATGCTGTCAATTATTAAGCATTGATCAATTATGTAAAGCTTTAAATCTTTCAAAAGATTTGATAAATAATTATTACGAAATGGCGAATAAAAAAGCAGGATTAAAATTTGATCAAAGACCCGGATCTGTATCTATGACACAAGCCCAGTCTATGATAGATGACACTATAAAATATGAACAAAAAAATATTTATGATTCTCCAAAATATAAAGATTGCATACATAGGACAGAATAATGATAACGCTTATAGAAGATGATTATATACAACACCAAAATGTATTTTCTGCTCAATGGATAGCAGAATTAAACGATGGAACTACTGCTTATCAAGATGATGGTCATCCAGAAAGAGATAATATCCCTTCTTGGCTTAGATTAAAGTTATATCTATTACAAAATAGATTGAACATTGTATCATTAAAAATTAGATATAGATCTAATATTGCAGATACTTTGCCAAAAAATGCAGAGGGGTATTTTTTTTCCAATCTGGCATTTTCCATTTTTGGTTCTCATAGCGGAAGTTGTTATGTAATAGGATATAAAGATGGAGACATAATAAAAACTGAAGAATGGCTAGTTCCAAATTTAACTCTTCTCAAGCAAGATGAAAGGCCAGTCATTATTAATGACTTTTTAATATTAAATCATGGAAGACAAATATAGCAAAAAATCTGAAACGAGAACATTTGAGTCAAGATTTGGTGGTGGTTGGATTTCTGCTGCTCAATATTTAGCAGAAACAATGTGTGCTAGAAATGCTAAGTTTAATAAAACAGAACTTCCTCCGAAGTTTTGGAATCACAAGCCTTGGAAAGATTATTATCTTTATCAAATAAAGCTTGCAAATAGTTTGCTTAAAAAGTATTCTCAGTCCATAATTTTTCAATCTTTGAGAACTCCAAATGGAGTTAAAGTTATTTCTTTGAAATCTCCATTTCTTCAAAAAGAAATAGCTATCATAGAAAAGAAAAGCGCTCAACAGGAAATAAAAACCACACAAGTAGAAAACTTGGATCAAAGACCTAATTTTGTGCAGAACAAAAGTTTAAAAAGAAAGCTAGAGGAATTAGATGGCCAAGAAATCTGACAAGTCAGAATCTAAAAGTAGTGACTATTTAGAAAGAGTTATGTCTGAAGTTAATAAGCAATATGCAGAAGGAGTTGCTATTACGGCAGACAATTTATTAGATAATCCACCAGAAATTATACCTATTAGCCCTGCTTTAGATTTAGGTTTACATGGAGGGATACCAGAAGGTTCTTGGGTAACATGTAGTGGTCATCCCAAAACAGGAAAAACATTAACATCTTTATCATTTGCTGCTGAGTGTCAAAAACAAGGCCGTCATGTTTATTACTTAAATATTGAAGGTCGTTTAAAGTCCATGAATATTCATGGTATAGAAGGTTTAGATCCTAAAAAACTAACAATTTATAGATCTGTTCCAGAAAAAATATTAACTGCTAAAGATTATTTAAATTTAGCAATGAAAGCTATTCAGACGCATCCAAGGTCTTTAATCATTATTGATTCGGTAAGCTCTCTTTGTGATGAAAGAGAAATGGATGAAGGTATAGGTTATGAAAATCGTGGTTCTGGCAACAAGATGTTTGCTGGTTTTTGTAGGCAAGCGTCCAATCTAGTTCCCATTCAAAAAGTTATAGTTTGGTCTATTATGCACTTGGCTCAAAACCAAGGCATGTATGGTGGCTTTATTGAAAAGGGATCAAGGGCTTTACAATATCAGGCCGATGTTCAACTAAGAGTGAAATATGATAAAGCATGGACTGCTAATCAAGATGGAAAAGAAGTTCAAGTCGGTCAACAAGTTCATTGGCTTATAGAATCTTGCGCTCTTGGATCTCCAGGCATGGAAGTTGATAGTTATATTAGGTACGGTGTCGGCATTGATAAAACATTTGAAATCATAAACCTAGGCATGGAGTTAGGTTTAATTATAAAATCTGGTGCTTGGATGAATCTTGACTATTTAAAACGGCACATAGAAGAATCAGAAATACCAAAAGTGCAAGGTTCTGAAAAGCTTTATAAACTATTAAAAGAAAAGCCAGAATGGATAGCTCTTTTGCAAAAAGAAATAGATGATATACTAAGACCATGAAAGTAACAGGATTAGACAACAAAGAATATTCTTGGTCTATTTGGGGAAAATCCTCAGATTCGGAACAAAAATCTTCTTATCATTTAAAAGCTAGGGCATTGTTAAAAAAGTTATTTCCAATAGATAGAATTTTGGAAGAAGTTTATTTGCCGGGTTGTGATAGTTTATATGCTGACTTTTTCTTGCCTTTGAGGAAAATAATTGTTGAGGTTCATGGAGAACAGCATTATAAATACATACCGTTTTTTCATGGCAATAAATTAAATTTTGCTAAAGCGCAAGCTAGAGATAGAAACAAAAGGCTTTTTTGTGAAAAAAATGGAATATTATATATAGATTTACCATGTAGTGAGAGTGAAGATGAGTGGAGAAACAGAATTTTGGAATGTAAATTGTAATAAAGATTTTTTTGAGTCTTTGCATAGCCCATTTGAAAATAATCTAGGCTTAACTTTTACTCCAGAAAATCCAAATGAATGTATGCGATTATTAAATTTATCGCATGATCAATTAAAAGTAATGACTTCTGACCAATGTGGCGAAGCAGCATTGTTGCTTCATAATTTTTCATTTAGACTGACTAAAGAAATAAGTTCTAAAAAAGCATTACTTAATTATTATAGAGAATGTTTTTATAAAACTATTAGCAAATATGTATCAGACATAAAATATCTTTCGGCAGAAGAAAGAATTGCTATAGCTGCTGAACAAGATGATTATGCTAAAAAGTTAAAATTTAGCATTGTTAAACTTCAATATATTATTGATCGTGTTGAGTATTTGCCCATGAAAGTAGATAAAGTAGCAGATATGTTTAACAGTTTACAAATAGCTAGGAGAGTTAGAAATGACAATAGTAGAATTGCTTAACAAGGCTTTAGAAGAACAAAGTTTTTCTTATGTAGAAGAAGCTTTATTTAATTTAACTGGTATTAAACCAGAATCTAAAAAATCGACTAAAAAAAGAGTAAATAAAAAGAAAGAACTGGCGAATAAAACTATAGACTCTGATTTTGTAAATAATTTTGTTGATGATTTATCAATACATCCAGAGCTTGTTGAAAAAAATATAAAAAAGGTTAAAAAAAATTACAGACCAGAATATACCGAATCCTTAATTGATGTTAGTTGTTCAAAGTGCGGTTCTAAAGAAAGGGTTGAAAAAGAAGAGTTTTATTCATTGGCTAGGTTATCAGAAGGATCTTATCTATATACTTGCCCAAAATGTATTAAAAGGAATTTATCAAGATGATGCATGACCCAGCAGCTGAAAGAGCAGTTTTATCTTCTTACTTTCAACATGGTAAAGATGCATACATTGAATCTTCAGATATTTTAAATGAAGATTGTTTTTTTATAGACTCAAATAAAATAGTTTACAAATGTTTAAGACATTATTATCAAGATGAAAATGAAAAAATAGATATTCCAACATTTTTATCCATAGCAAACTCGCTTGGTTATAAAGAATTTTTTGAATCTAAAGATGAAAAAAAATATCTTAATAGCTTAACCATTCTCCCTGTTGAGTTAAAAAATACACGAAAGCTTTCTGCAAAACTTGTAAAATTAAAGATTGCAAATTCATTAAAAAAAGAAATAGATCTAGCAAGCGGTGAATTAAACTCAGTTACTGGAGATGAAACGCTATCAAATATACTTGGGATAGCAGAACAACGAATATTTGATTTTACACTTAATTTATCAAATAGTGAAGATTCTGCTCCAAAATTCATTGGCGATGGCATAGATGAATATATACAACACTTGGAAAATAATCCTATTACTCAGATAGGTATTCCGAGTGGTTTTCCTATTTATGATCAATGTATTGGCGGTGGTTTTAGACCTGGCACAGTAAACATCATTGGCGCAAGAATGAAAACCGGAAAGTCATTCTTTGGAGATGCCGTAGCACTAAACATTTCTGAAAAACTAAACATACCAGTTTTAGTATTAGATACTGAAATGTCTAACAAAGATCATTGGCATAGAATGTTAGCGTCAATATCTGGAGTTAAAATTAACGACATAGAAACTGGTAAATATATATCATTGCCAGATGGTAAAAATAAAATAAACAACGCTAAAGAAAAGCTTAAATCAATACCTTATTATTATAAATCAATAGCCGGACAACCTTTTGAAGAAACATCAGGCATTATGCGAAGATGGATAATGCAAAAAGTAGGTCTTAATGAAAGCGGTCAAGCCAATCCATGTTTAATAGTATTTGATTACATTAAGCTAATGAGTGATGATTCTATAAGTAAAAACATGGCTGAATATCAAGCATTAGGCTTTCTGATGACTTCTTTGCATAATTTTTGTGTAAAATACGGAGTGCCATGTCTTGCATTCACTCAATTAAATCGTGATGGTATAAATCGTGAAGATACAGATGTAGCGTCTGGTTCTGATAGAATTCTTTGGTTATGCAGTAATTTTTCTATATATAAAAGAAAATCAGAGGAGGAATTAGCAGAAGAAGTTCCAGCAGCTAATGGCAAAAGATATAATTTAAAGTTAATACCAATTATTAGTAGGCATGGAAATGGCTTATCACAAGGTGATTATATCAACATTTGTGGCGAATATGAGATAGGTAGGATTTCTGAAGGGCCTACAAGAAATAATTTTCACTCACTAAGAAATACTAATAGCGGTTTTACTATTTCAGAAGAGGTGTCAAGAAATGAGCCAATTGACTTCTTTGGATCAGACGAAGATTAGTTTTATGTCTGAAAAAATATTTGAGAATATTCAAATATTCTTAGATATGTTTGACATTAAATATAAAAATGTACAGAATTATATTTCTGCTCCATGTCCAATACATGGTGGAGATAATCCTACTGCTTTTTGTATGTATCTAGATGGGAATACTTTAAAAGGTAACTGGTGTTGTTATACACATCATTGTGAAGAAATATTTAGGCCAACACCATTTGGTTTTATTAGAGGTGTTCTTTCTAACAAATACAATAATTGGACAGGGCAACTTAAAGATATAAAATACGGTTTTTTAAAAACATATGACTTTTGTCAATCAATACTGAAAATTGATGAATCTAATATTCCAGAGTTAAATAATATAGAAAAAAGAAAGTTTTGTAATGATATTAAAATATTTACAAAAACTAAAAAATTCTTTAAAGGTTGGAATTTACATAATGTTATTTCAAGTATGGATATACCATCACAATATTTTTTAAATAGAGGTTATAAAAGAGAAACCTTGGAACATTTTTGTGTTGGCACTTCAAAGAAAAATGACGGCATTTTTAGAGATAGGTCTATAGTTCCAGTCATAGCACAAGACGGAATTCATGTTGTCGGTTTTACTGGAAGATCAAATTATGAAAAATGTTTAAAGTGCAATCAATATCACGAAGGATCATGTGAATCTAAAAACAAAAATTATATATATTCAAAATGGGTAAATAACAAAGGTTTTGCAAAAGAAAGATACTTATATAACTTACACAATGCTATAGAAGCTGCTAAATACAGTAAAAAAATAATTTTATGTGAAGGTCCAGCTGATGTTTGGTCTTTATATGAAAAAGGTATTGAAAATGCCGTTGCTATATTTGGAACATCTTTAACTGATTCTCAACAAATTATATTAGAGACTTGCGATATACATAAGATAATCTTATTATTAGACAATGATGAAGCTGGCATTGAAGCAAGAGAAAAAATCAAGTCATCTTTATGTAGGTTTTTTAACATAGCAGTACCAAAATATGAAGGTAAAGATCCTGGATCATCCAATTCAAATTTGAAGGACATATGCAATGTGTAAAATATTAGGAATAAGTGGTAAAAAAAGTGCTGGAAAAGACACGCTAGCTAATGCATTTTTTAATCATTGTAGATTTTTTTTAAATAAAAAAGTAGAAATTATACCTTTTGCACTAGCTTTAAAAGATACATGTCAAAATTTATTCAGTATAAAAAAGAAATCTATTTATGGAACCGAAGAACAAAAAAATGAATTAACTTATTATAAATGGTCTGATATGCCTAATTTTGTATCTGAAAGTATTTATGAAAAAATAAAATCTTCTGGCATTGATCCAAAAGATATAGGTTTGTTTACAAAAAATGATTCATATATGACTGGTAGAGAATTTTTACAATTTTTTGGAACTGAAATTTGTAGAAAAATAAGCGATAACATACATATACAAGCAACATTTACAAAAATTAATTCTTTAAAAAGAGATTTTTTTATTATTCCAGATGTAAGATTTGTAAACGAAGTTAAATCAATTCAAGAAAACGGTGGATATGTAGTAAGATTAAACAGGGGTATTTCAAGTGATACACACTCTTCAGAAAAAGAATTGGACGATTTTAAAAACTTTGATTTAATAATAGACAATTCAAAATTATCTGTAGATAAAGAATTATCTTTGTTAAATAAATTTTTAACCAAAAAAGGTTGGTTTAAATGATAATAACCTATTTAAGGTCTTCTTCAGCTGGCTCGTTTGAATGGTGTCAGCATAAATATTTTTTAACATATTGTTTAGGTTTTAAAGATGATTCTAATAAAAAAGCTGTAAAAGGAAATATAGTTCATAAAGCACTAGAGTTACTAGCTAATAAACAGCTTTGTTTGCAAACAAAGACCAAAAATTTTCGTGATGATGAATTAGATAAAGAGTTTGATACCTTGCTTATTTGTCCAGAGCAAGCTATTAAGTCAGCTTTTGAATTTTATAGCAAAAAAGAAAATGCTTTTGAGTGGACAGATAAAGATTTTGAGGAATGCGACAAATGGTTATGGGATACTTTATTATTTAAAGACGGAATGTTTTCCCCATTGAATAGAGTAATAGTTGAGCCAGAAAAATATTTTGATATAGAGCTAGATAAACCTTGGGCTAAATACGATTTTAGACTTATGAACGGAGAAACCGTTTCTGGTAATTTAAGATTAAAAGGAACTATGGATCTTATAACCAGAATAGATTCAAAAACAATTGAATACATAGATTGGAAAACAGGAGAAAGAAAAAATTGGTCTACTGGAAAAGAAAAGGGTTATGACGATCTATTTGATGATTTTCAACTTAGACTTTATCATTATGCTTTAAGCA